GGTGTCTAGCTGGGGCGCGAGGCAAAAAAAGACCCGCCGTGCGTCGCCGCAGGCGGGTCGAACTCGGGGGTGATCCCGAGAGGGGCTATCAATCGTTACGGCGAATACCAGTAGAAGACTCGCTGCGGTCCTGCGTACATGGGCTGGCGCATCGTGTCGCGCGTCGCGGCAGGCACCGTGGTCCAGTACTCGCGACCGCAGTACACGGTGCGCGTGCACCTGACATATGCGGTGCCGTGCAGGCGCGCGAGCGGCTGGCCGCAGCGTCCGCACCATGCGGGAGCCTCGGCGCTCATGATCGCGTGTCCAGCCATGCGATCCACGCGGCGAGCGCGACCATCGCGAGGATCACAACGGCGTTCCAGCCGTTCACTTGTACCCGCCCACGGTGAGCGCGATGAGCACGCCGAACAGTCGCAACCCGACCGTGTGTGCGAGCACTGCGCCGTGGTCGTGGACTCCACGCACCCACTGGAACAGGTACTCGGGCCACGACAGGTCCGGAGCCTTCATCGCCACGGTCAGGGAAACAGAGATCGAGCGCTGGCGCATCACTGCTGCCCCGCCTTGCGCGCGAGGTAGTGGTCGAGCCAGACCTTCGGCGGCTTGCTCGCGTAGATGTCGTGGTCCGCGATGCAGTAGAGGGTGTACTTGTCGTTGGTGTTGGCGATGCGCGCTTCGCGCTTGAGGATCTTGTCCGGGTAGCGGTTGATCGCGCGCCCGAGCGCGTTGGCGGTCGGGTACTGCTGTGCGTGCGGGTAGATCTGTGCGTACAGGCGCAGCATGTCGTCGATGGTGAGCAGCGGGAACGACACGCGCCCGGAGAGCATCGACTCCTGCTCGTAGCAGAGGCGGTAGACGAACTCCTCGGCGTGGTTGAAGCCGGCGGTGACCACGCCCTCGCGGAACACGGTCTTCAGCGCCGGACCCTTGGGGTCGAAGTCGGAGCAGTCGATCTTGTTGAGGAGGTGGTAGAGGATCGCCTGCTGGCCGGACTCGCTGCGCACGTGCTTGTCGATGAAGGAGTACTGCGACGGTTGCATCGGCTGCTCGGGCGCGGCGATCACGAAGAAGCGACGGTCCTCGGGGTCCAGCGGCAGCGCGTTCTGGTAGTTGGAGGTGATGTAGTAGTTGGTGCAGTCGCGGACGAAGTACGGACGCTCGTACTTGCGGTTCACGCTGACGCGTTCGCGCGTGATCATGTCCTTGAGCTTGGACATCAGGTTGCGACGGTCGATGTTGTTGGCGACGTGGATCTCGTCGATGAGCGCGAACTGCCTGTTGACGAGGTTCTCGTTGAAGGTGCTGTGCAGGTCGTCGTTGGTGAGCCGCGTGAAGTTCTCGCCGTAGAGCACGTCGCAGATAGGCGTGACCACGAACGACTTGCCGACGCCCTGTCCCTCGCCGTGCACGAACACAGACTGGTAGAGCTTGGTGCCGGGGTTCTGGAGCGGATAGGCGAACCACTGAAGGAACCAGTCGACGTACTCCTGCTCGCGAAAGATGTACTTGACGAGGTCGAGCCACGGTCCGGCGCTGCCGCGCTTGGGGCGGAGCGTCGGCGGTTGCCACAGGTTGACGTTGCCTTCCGCCGTGATGGTCGAGAAGTTCCCCGGCTCGTAGGCGAGCGCCTTGGCCTCAAGGCGTGCTGGCGATTCGCACCAGCGCTGGAACGCGGGCTCGTCCACGGTGACGGGATTCTTCTGGCCCTTGGTCACTGGGATGAAGGCGAGCGGCGACAGCGATTGCTTGGCGTGCCCCCAATCCATCATCACTCGGTGTTCGAAGTCCCAGTACGCGCCCTGCTTGACGAGGTAGCACGCACGCTGGTTGAGGATCTGGAAGGCTTGCGAGACCTTGGAGTGCTGGCGCGTAAGCGCTGCGTACTTGGCCGCACCGTTGGCGACGAGGTAGTCGTCCAGTCCCATCTTCGGGATGTCGGGCTGCGGATCGAGGAAGACGTAGTTGACGATGGCGTCGCGCTCGGCGAGGCGCATCGAGAGTTCCACCAGAGCGCTGTGCACCTCGCGCTTGGTCATCACGTCGGAGTCGTAGCAGATTTCGACGGTGCGCCCTTCCCACGCGATCTGATCGAGTTCGGGAAGGAAGGCCCATTCGCGTCCCGTCGAACGGAAGGACCAGACACCGCCGAGCCCGATGCAGGGGATGCCGTGCTTGGCAGCGCAGGCGGCTTTCTTCTCGCCCTCGGTGATGGTGATGGGCTGCGTCGCGTCGTTGGCGAGGGCACGCCAGTTCACTTGCGGCGGGAAGTAGGCGTACGGGCGTGTGCCCAGCGGTTGCGAGTACTTCGGCGGCTCCTCGCGCTTGCCCGCGAATCGTGAGGGCTTCGCCTCGTCGGTGAAGCGCACGCGCCAGAATCCGTCAATGGGTGCGCCGTCGAGATCGAAGTAGGAGATGCGGTAGCCGGTGCGTTCCCAGCCCGTGTTCTCGTCGCACCACGAGGGCGATGCGTGCGAGAGGCGCATCAGGTGAGCGTCGTGCGCGTCCAACCCTGAGCGTGCGAGATCGTCGAGTGCTTCGGCAGGTAGCGCTATACGCGCCGTCTTCTTGGTCATGCTCAAGCCCCTATGCCAGTCGTTGTTCGTCGTTCGCTTCGACCCCTGTGCGCTGACGCGCTCGTGGATCACGACGGCAACGACTGGCGCAGGAGCCTGCGTGTCGGTGCGAGAAGTTCGGCGGTGGGCGGCTCGGGCGGTTGGCCCAAGCGTGTCGCTAGCACGGCGTGGTAGCGGATGGGATCGAAGCGTGGGGCAAACCTTGCCGGAAAAAATTGCGGGGGTCAAGTCGGGGGTCGCCGCCGCCTCGCGCGCGCGCGCGTCAGAGACCTAAAACTCAAAACTTAGAATTCACTTAATTCACTTGAATATTTAGGACTTCCTTACATGTGCGTGCCTGTGCCTACGCGCGTATATAAGGGTTGAAAATTCAAGTGAATCAAGTGAAGTCATTGAATTTTCTACACCCGGATTTTGTGCAACGAGAAATATTTGGCCTCGATTTCGGCCGCTTTCGCGGCCACCTCGCCTCCCACGGGTTGGGACGGGGGGTCTGGGGTCCGTCGCCGGGGCGTTCCGTGCAGGGGCTCTCCGGCGTCGTGGAAGGCGCGCGGGCTTCGTGAAAGCAGGAACTTTAGTTCGTGTTTCTTGAGGGGCTTGACAAAGAAAACGCGCGTGCTAGGCGAACATTTCTAGTGCAACGAGAAATGTGCGCGGTACCCTGAAGTTGCGTGCAAGTCAAATCGCAGGCATCCTCCGCGCAACTCAGGGGTGCGGAGCGCACACGAAAGTGCCAGCGAGTTCGAAGACTGCGTCTCGCAAGTCTGAAAGTCCTGCGGCTTTGCAGGTTGAGTACGTCGGGCTGGAGGATGTTCGCGGCTATGCGCGAAACTCCAAGACGCATCCGCAAAAACAGATCGACGCGATCAAGGCGAGCATCGAGCAGTTCGGCTTCAACAATCCGCTGCTCGTGGACTCGACCGGCGAGATCGTCGCGGGGCACGGACGACTGGAGGCGGCGAAGCAGCTTGGGCTCACGAAGCTCCCGGTGATTCGGCTCGGCCATCTCAACGACGTGCAGAAGCGCGCCTACGTGATCGCCGACAACAAGCTCGCAGAGTCAGCGGAGTGGGATCTCGCGCTGCTGGCCGAAGAACTGGCCAAGATTCAGGAAGACGGCATCGACATCTCGCTCACCGGCTTCACCACCGAAGAGCTTGAGGTTCTGCAGAACCGCTCCAACTTCGATTGGGACAGCGCGTTCAACGAGGATCAGGTCGAGACCGACTTCACGCAGCAGCAGGAGCGCAAGGCGAAGAACGCCAAGCCCGTGACGTGCCCGCACTGCCAGAAGGAGTTCGTGCCCGGTGCCTGAATTCAAGTGGTCGTCGTGCGAGCAGTGGGGGCTGCGCCAGATCCCTTGCAATGCCGAGTTCGAAGGAACCGTGACGACGTGGGTTCCCGGCATGAGGCACGACACTGCCGACACGTACGTGACGAAGTGGGATCCGTGGATCCTGCGCCGCTATCACTCGCAGGGCGGCGACCCCAAGCGCCTCGTCGTGCACTTCATGTCGTTCGACGCTGGAGTGATCGATCCGCTCTGGGGCAACTTCAAGCGGCGTGACGCGCGCATGCAGGAGTTGAAGCTGACGCGTCTGGTCGCTCCCGACTTCAGCACGTGGACCGAGATGCCTTTCGCGGCACAGCTATACAACCTCTACAAATCGAACTGCGTCACGCACGACCTCGTCAAAGCGGGCTATCGCGTCATCGCCCAGCCGGTCACGGCCTCGCCGTACCTGCGCGAGATTTCGATCAGTTCGTGGCCGCGTGACTTCAAGACGTGCCTGCTCAACGGGCAGCACATCCGCAAGCTGCTGAGAGATTCGGACTCGCTCTATCTCGACATCGAGAAGCAGGGTCTTCGCATGCTCTACGATCACAATCCCGACGCGACGTGGTATGTGTACGCGCGGAACGTGGACGTGGTGGCCCTCTACCGAAGCATCAATCCGAAGTCGCGCTGGGTGGCGACTCAGGTGTACGCAATCGACCGTCTTCGCGCCAAGCAACAGAAGATCGGACGGTTGCATCAAAGCCTCCTCGTGGAAAGCGAGGGGGAGTAATCGTCCCGGCGAAGCCGGGTTAACTGGCAACTAAGAGGTAATCAGCATGGGCGCAGGTGCAGGCGGCGGCGGTAAGGCTGCCAAGAAGAAGGGTGGGACTCGCAAGGCCGGAAAGAAGAAGGCCGCGAAGAAGAAGGCTCCGCGCCGCAAGCGCTGAGACCTTCAAGGGCAGGCCCGGTAGTTGACGCTGCTGGGCCTTTCCTCTCATGGCACGCTTCAAGGATCACAGGCGCAAGGTCTTTGCGAAGGAGGCTTTTCTGGAAGCCCTGCGCAATGGCCTGTCGGTCGCGTACGCCTCAAAGACCGCAGGCGTCGACCGCGCGTACGCGTATCGAAAGCGCAAGGTCGATCTCAAGTTCTGCGAAGAATGGGATCAGGCCGTAGAGGCTGGCACGGATCGCCTTGAAGACGAGGCGTTCAAGCGCGCAGTCGTCGGCCACGAGAAGAAGTATTACGACAAGGAAGGCAACGTCACGCGCACGGAGTATGACAAGTCCGACGTGCTGCTGATGTTCCTGCTCAACGGTCGACGCCCCGAGAAGTTCAATCGCGGGCAGCGTCTCGACCTTACGAATTCCGACAACTCCCTGAAGAACTTCGCCGAGGCGATGAAGCAGATCAACGCGCTTCCTCCCGAGCGCGTGCCGCTGCTGATTGAAGGGGAGGTGGTGCGCCGTGGCGAATGATCGTGGCGAGCGCATCGCTCTGGTGCAGCGCAACCGCAAGCGCTGGGAGCGGCACGTCGCTACGTGGCGTTCCAACGATGGGGAGTGGCGCACGCGTTTCGTGCAGCGCGCTTCCCAGCACGGCAAGCTCTGTTCGTGCATGGGGTGCGGCAACGCGCGCTCGCATGAAGGCCCGACGCTGCAAGAGCGTCGCATCGCGGAGGCGTGGCCGCTGTGAACATGCCCGTCACTGCGGGCACCTCCAAGCGGCCCTTCGTAAAGAAGCAGCGCCCCGTGGACATGAGCGGCACCGATGGCTGGGCACAGGTCATCGCCCGCTCGCGCATGGACCCAGTGTGGTTCGCCGAGCACGTGCTTCGGCTGCGTCGGCTACCCGGCGAGCCGAGCATCGACGACGACCCGTCGTACTCGTGGGAACTGGATCTGTGGCAGCGCGAGATGTTCGAAGCCGCAGGCGACGTGGTGCGCCACAAGTACGGCGTGCCGACTCGCGTGAATCACGAAGCGAAGGAACTCATCACCGTCGCTGCGTGCCAAGGTCCGGGCAAGACGTTCGGAGCGGCGGCGCTCCTGCACTGGTTCGGCTTCTGCTTCAAGGGGCTGATCCTCTGCACCGCGCCGAAGCTGCAACAGGTCACTACGCGTCTCTTCAAGGAGGTGCGCAAGATCGGCGGACGCGCAGTGGAGGGCTACACGCAGTTCTACAGCGTCGCCGCCACCCGCATCACGTGGCTGGAAGATCCGGAGTGGTTCGCCATTGCGGAGACGGGGGCGACGCCCGAGAGCCTTCAGGGCTACCACGACAAGTACATGCTGGTGATCTGCGACGAGATGTCCGGTATCCCTGACGAGATGGTGGCCGTCGTGCGAGGCGCGATGTCGACCGGGTTCATCGTCATCTGCCTCATGATCGGCAACCCGACGCGTTCGTCAGGCGCGTTCTTCAACTCGCACACGCGTGCCGATCTTGCGGGCGACTACTACCGCATGCGCGTCAGCTACCTCAATTCCAAGCGCGTCAAGCGCGCGTGGGCGGAGCAGATGCGGCGCGAGTACGGCGAGAACAGCCCGATCTACAAGATCCGCGTGCTCGGCCAGTTCGCTGAAGTGACCGAAGGCCAGTTGATCGCGCCCGAGTGGATTCAGGCTGCGCGCCTTCGCGACTTCGAAGGCGACGGTTCGGTTCCGACGCTGCGCGTGAGCGTGGACGTTGCTGACGGCGGCATGGACGAGACCGTGATCACGGTGGCCAAGCACTACCAGTCGCACGTGCGCGTGCTCAAGATCTTCCGCGCCAGCTACGAAGTGGGCCACGGCGCTACCGAATCCGCGCGTCGCGCGATGGAACTGTTCGACCTCTACGGCGGGCGCAGGACGGCTGGCGACAGCATCGTCATCGACTCGCTCGGCGTCGGCGCAGGAACCTACGGCACGGTTTACGATGCCGGGTATCCGGCCTATCGCTACGTCGGTGGCTCGTCGGCTGATGATTCTGCGCGCTATCGCAACCGTCGCGTGCAGTCGTACCTCACGCTGCGCGATGCGTTCAAGGCAGGCGCGCTCTCGTTCGAAGACGATGCGCTGGACACACCCGAGGCGTGGGCGGCGTTCGACGGGCAGCTATGCCTCATCACCAATCGTCCGGGGCAGGATCGCATCGAGGACATCGTCACCAAGGACGAACTGAAGCGGCAGGGACTCAAGTCTCCCGACATGGCCGACTCGCTTGCGATGCAGTACGCGCTCGGCGCGACGTTCTCATTCCAGTCGAATGACATCGAGACGCTGGTGGACCGCCACGTGGTTCGCAGCAACATACTCATGGAGTACGCGGGCTAATGGCTAACTGGTTCACTCGCCTGCTGGACTTCCGGGCCAAGCCCGAAACTGCCGAGACATCCGCAGTCGACACGCGCGTGCTCTCCATCGAGCGCTCGCAGTTCCGCGGCATGCTCGGCTTTCCGCGTTACAACCCCGACGAGCTAGTGCGCAAGAAGGGCTTGCAGATCTACGCGAAGATGCGCGTGGACGAGCAGGTCAAGGCAGTGTGCACGTTCAAGCGTGACGCGGTGATCTCGCGCGGCTGGACCTTCGAATGGGATCCGGAATCGCCGCTGTCGGACACCGAGCGCAAGCTCCGCAAGCGCGTGTTCGAACAGATCGTCAAGCGCATGCCCGGCTCGTTCGTCGATGCGCTCAACGTGGTCAGCGTCGGTCGGGAGTTCGGCTTCTCGCTCACGGAGAAGGTCTACCAGACGGTCGAGATCGACAAGCGTCCGCGCGTCGGACTGCGCGGCCTCTTCGGTCGCGATCCAGCTACGTTCGAGTTCCTGACGGACGAGTACGGCGACCTCAATGGCTTCCGTCAGAACGACGGCGGCAACCGCATCGATTTGCCCATCGAGAAGTTCATCCACTACGTCCACAACCCCGAGTTCGACCGCTGGTTCGGCCAGAGCGAGCTTCGCGAGGCGTATCGCTCGTGGTACTTCAAGGACGTGATGATCAAGTACTGGGCGCTCTACATGGAGAAGATGGGCGGCGGCATGGTCATCGCTAAGCTCGACGCTGGCGCGAACATTCGCCCCGGCAGTTCCGAGTACCGCGCGCTGCAAGACCTCGTGTCGAACCTCAAGGCCAGCACGGGCGTGATCCTGCCGAACGGCGTCTCGGCCGAGATGATCTTCCCGAACGACACGCAGGGTTTCGAAAACGCGTGCAACTGGCACGACCTCTCCATCGCCAAGGCGCTGCTGGTGCCGAACCTCATGGGTATCACGCCGTCCGGCAATACCGGCTCGTACTCGCAGGCCGCTACGCAACTCGACGCGTTTGCGTGGACGGTCAAGGCGGACACCGACCGGCTGGAGTCGGTGATCAACGAGCAGTTGTTCCGCGACCTCGGTGATCGGAACTGGGGCGACGGCGAGTATCCGCAGTTTGCGTTCAAGCCGATCAGCGACGAGAAGTTGCGCTGGCTCGTGTCCACGTGGGGCACGCTGATCGGTGCCGACGCCGTCATCACCACCGAAGAGGACGAGGCTCGCCTGCGCGAGATCCTTGAGATGCCGCCGCGCAGTGTTGAAGCCAAGCCGCTCTCGGTGATCAGGCAGGAGATGCTGCCGAAGCCCGAGCCGGTGGCGACTCCGGTTGCGCCGGGTCAGCAGCCGCCGAAGGCTGGCGAGGAAGAGGAGCCGGAGGACGAGGAAGAAGAGGAAGAGGAAGAGGAAGAGGAAGAGCCTGCGAAGAATCGATCCAATGCTGCCCAAGTCGTCGTCAACGTATCGACCGTCCCCCTCGGCGTTGCGCGCTCTGACGGCGATGCGGGCAGCGCCACCTACAACGTCGTCGCTCATACGCCTACTGGCGAACCGCGTAGCGCTTCGCGCGAGGCGTTCAAGCGTGCGGTGATGCGCGTCGAATTCGCGAAGATCGAGCACGACCTGAATCGGATCGACCGCAACGACGGTGAACGTATCGCGAAGCTGACTGCCCGCGCGCTTATGCGTGTGCTTACGCCTGAGCGCATGGCGAAGCTGATGGACACCGACACCAAGGACATCGGCGAGTTGCGCATCGATGCGAACGACGTCGGTAAGATCAAGAACGCGTTCCGCGACTCGCTCCAGAACGCGTGGGAAATCGGGCTTTCTTCGGCACGTGCAGAGATGTCGAGGGCTGAAGCGCCGCAACGCTTCACCGTTCCGGAGGCGCTGCGCAAGAAGGCTGCGGACTACATCGAGGCGAATAGCTTTCGTATGGCCGGCAACCTCACCGACGGCATGCGTTCGGTCATCCAGAACGAGTTGCTGCTCGGCGTGAAGAACGGCTACAGCACGTCCGACACGAGTGCCAACATCATCTCCCGCCTGATCGAGCGCGGCATGACCACGCTGTCGTCAGTGCGCGATGATCTCGACCGTGAGGAGCTTGCCGAGAAGGTCGAGGAACTGCTGGGCAAAGCGCTCGATACAGCCGATGTGCCGCACTACGTAAATACTCTGGTGCGCACCAACACCTACGAAGCCATGAACGAGGCACGCTATGCGGAGTTCACCGATCCTGCGCTACGCGATTTCGTGCGCGCTTTCGAATACTCGGCCGTACTGGATGACGTCACCACCGATCTCTGTCGACACCTCAACGGTAAGATCTTCTCCGCTGACTCGCCGGTCTGGGACGACTACCGCCCGCCGAACCACTACAACTGCCGCTCGATCCTGATCCCCATCACGGCCATAGACGAATGGGGTGGCAAGGAATCGAAGGCTCCGACGCTGGACCCTGCGAAGGGGTTTTCGCGCGAGAGCACGCGCAACGTGGAGGGTGAGTTCATGAGCAGCGCGTCCGACTACGCGACCAAGGATGAACTCACCAAGTACCGCAAGTTCTGCATGCCCGGAAAGAAGAAGTGGCGCACCGACGGCGGCAGGATGATGCGCGAGGTCAGCTTCATGCATCCTGACACTGGCACGCCGCGCGTCGGGTTCGTGATGGGCGAGGACGACACGTGGGAACCGATGGATGCGTCGCAGGCGATTGAGTTGATCGGTGCCGGCAAGGCGCGGAGGGCCGTTGCATGAACGCGGACACTCTTCGCTGGGTGCTTTTCGGCGCGCTCATCATCGTGCTGCTCATCGGCTACCGGAACAAGGACACCAAGGGAGCCATCGCGGGGGTGCTCGGGCTGATCATCCTCATGGCGCTGCTGTTCACTTCGGGCTGCGCGATCCGGCCGGAGTACCGCCCGATCCTTCAGGCCGGGCTGGCCTACGAGGTCGGCTCGCGTCCGGTCATGGGGCGTGATCCGGTAGGGGTGATTCGGCTCTACCAACCCATCGTTCCGGGCGTTCTGGGCTGCGAATACCTGCATTTGTCGAGCGTTCCGGACGAACGCGACCTGAATACGGTCGATCAGGTCGGCTGTCTCGTCACCATACCGCTCGGGCGCTAGCTCAGGATCCCCTTGCTGTCAAGCTCGCATTGAGGTAGAAGCCTGCATGGAAACGCCGATCACGTTGGAAGAGCTACTGCGGCTCGCGCCCGAGGAACAGGATCGGGTGATAGACGAGGTGATACGGCTACTGCTGTCTCGTAACGTCGAGCACCAGAAGGAAGGGAACGTAGTGACCGTGGTCGCTACCGATCTGGCGAACGTG